AAACAATTAGAAAAAGCTTTAAAAGATATTGAGGTATTAAAAGATAAAGTTAGAGCAAACGGGAGTAATCAATAATGGAGATGGTTATTGCGCTGCTTATGATTGTAGGAGGAGAAATTAAGGAAGCCCGTATCCAGAATTCAATGTCTGAGTGTCTCAAGGGGGCACGTACTGCTAGACGTGGTTTATCTATTGGTGGTAACATAAAGTATCAATGTATAAAATCTATGGCAGAACTTGAGGACAATATAGATGGAAGTAAAAGTATTAAAAAATTAATTTTAAAGTAATGGCATATTTGAATGCAAATATACCACCAATTTATTGTAAAATAAGAAAAGAATATCTTTATGACATGGATGAATCTTATAAAAAAGATAGTATGGATTGTGTGGTCTTTGGTCTTACATCTATTTCAGGACGGGCTATACTATTTAATATCATGTTACCGAACGGTGCGTGCTATTGGAGGCTGCCTATTTCAGCGTTTTTCCAAAAACATCTTTCTAGATCCGAAGTGCAAGATATGCAGCCACACGAGTTGGAATTGTGGAATTGTTTTAGTTATTGGCCTAGTGTTCATTGCTTTGATTGGTTGGATGGTTTAAATGGTAAATATCTTGGTTTGGATAAAAAATTTTATCACGGTAAGTATTTATTCACTATTGATTGGGCCCACCCTGACACTAACATACTCGATACTGAACACTCTGAAATTCCTCAAGAACATAAGTGTGCACATATTTTGGCTCTTAACAACGGCAATTATGCAGCTCAGCCTAATAATCGTTGCCTGTGGCACGTTAATAGTTATACTACTGATAACAGTTGGCCTGACTATAAAGTCCAAACTACTTACTGGGATGCAGAGGATAATGAAATGGTAACCGAGGATACTGATAAAATGTTTTACAATATGGAGAAAAAAAATGCAGATGAGTCGTAATTTTACTCTTCAAGAGTTAATTAAATCAGACACAGCTATTCGTTTAGATATAAACAATAATCCTAATTCAGGACAAATAGAAAAATTAAAAGATCTTTGTGAGAATATTTTGCAGCCAGTACGTGATCACTTTGGCAGGGTAAAGGTGACTAGCGGGTTCCGTTCAGAACAGCTGTGCCTAAAGATAGGTAGCTCTGTAAATTCACAGCACGCCAAGGCCGAGGCCGCAGACTTCGAAGTAATGGGCACAGACAATGCAGAATTAGCTGATTGGATTTATAAAAATTTAGATTTTGATCAATTAATACTTGAGTTCTATACTCCAGGTGAGCCAAATAGTGGTTGGATACACTGCAGCTATACTCCTGATCAACCAAGAAAACAATTCTTGCATGCATATAAATCAGAGGGTAAAACTAAGTATAAACCAGTGATAGGAAAGGCAAAGGATTTAATATAATGGCAATGGGTAGATCACAAATGTCAAAACAAGTAGAAGGTAAATTGAGAGGAGCTAGAGATGCGAAAAAGAAAAGATCCATTAAAAGGAACGGGAAAAAAACCAAAAGGATCAGGCAGAAGACTTTATACGGATGAAAACCCTAAAGACACAGTAGGTATTAAGTTTGCCACACCTGCAGATGCACGAGCCACAGCTTCAAAAGTAAAAAAAGTAAATAAGCCTTTTGCAAGAAAAATACAAATTTTAACCGTGATGGAACAAAGAGCCAAAGTTATGGGTAAGACAGGAGTGGTAAATATTGCAAAAAAAGCCAAAGAATCGCTACGCAGAACTCGTAAGGTCTAGATCATTTCGACCAAGAGTGATAATATCTAAAAAGTTATATAACCGAAAAAAATTTAAAAAGGAGAATAATAATGCCTAAATTATGCCCAAGAGGTAAGGCCGCAGCAAAAAGAAAATTTGCCGTGTACCCGTCTGCATACGCTAATGCCTATGCCTCAAAAATATGTGCAGGTAAAATTAAAGATCCATCTGGAAAAAAGAGAAAAGACTTTAAGGGACCAAAACCAGCTGCTAAAAAAGGTGGTATGGCTGTGGTAGTAATTGAAAAAGTTAATAAGAAAAAAGAGGGTGGATACATGGGATCATACATTAAATCAGATATAGCTGGAGAAAAAATCTCTAACAAATCTTATGAGAAGTATTATAAGGGAATGATTTAATGCTATGGCTGGTTTAAAAACTTGGTTTAAACAAAATTGGGTAGATATAGGATCTCCTAAGAAAGGTGGAGGATTTAAAAAATGTGGAAGAAAATCTGCAAGTGGATCAAAAAGAAAATACCCCAAATGCGTACCTGCTGCAAAAGCCGCCCGAATGACATCATCGCAAAAACGTTCTGCGGTTGCAAGAAAAAGAGCAGCTGGTAATCCAGGTGGTAAACCAACTAATGTTGCTACTTTTACAAAAAAATCAAAAGGTGGTATGGTAAATTATTATAGAGGTATAATGTAATGGCTACATCAGGAACAACAACATTTGATTTAAGTATAGATGAAATTGTACAAGAAGCGTACAACAGATGTGGAGCCGTGACAGACTCTGGATATGATTTAAGTAGAGCAAGAAGAAATTTAAATATTTTATTTTCTGAATGGGGCAACAGAGGTGTTCATCTTTGGAAAGTTAAACTTAAAGAAGTAGCATTAAGTTCTGGTGTTGCTGAATATTCTACAGCAACTAATGTAAATGATGTTTTAGAAGCTTTCATTTCCTCATCTTCTATATCTGCAGCTAATTCAGATACACAAGATGTATCACTTACCAAAATTGATAGATCAGCTTATGCAGCCTTACCAAACAAGTTAACAACTGGTCAACCATCACAATATTATGTTGATAGACAAACAACACCAAAAATTTTTTTATACCAAGCTCCTAATTTAACAACATATACACATGTTAAGTATTATGCGATCGAAAGAATTGAAGATGCAGGTGCATACACTAACACAGCTGATATAGCTTATAGATTTATACCTTGTATGGTTGGTGGCTTGGCTTACTATTTATCTTTCATGGTAAATCCAGCTGTAACTGCTAATTTAAAATTAGCGTACGAGGATGAATTAAAAAGAGCATTAGATCAAGATGGTCAAAGAACTTCAGTTTACATTTCACCACAAACTTATTTTGGAGATGGAGTATAATGGCTACATTTTCTAGAGGCAAATATGCGTTAGCAATATCTGATAGATCAGGAATGGCTTTTCCTTACGATGAGATGGTAAAAGAATGGAATGGATCATTTGTGCATATTTCTGAATTTGAATCAAAGCACCCTCAAATAAGAAGAAAGAAAAAAACAGCTGATAAAATAGCTTTACAAAATGCAAGACCACAAAGATTTCAACAACCATCTAGAAAATTTGCAAATGATCCTACACAGGATCAAACGCTTACAGATTCTGGGGGTACATCTGTTGGAGTTGCAAATTTAACTTTACCTGGTAGTTTTGCTTTTAATACAGAGATTGCACCTATTACAGAAGTAGTTGGCAGTAGAATTTCATCAAAAAGAGGTATGGAACCAACAGATCCATCTTTAGAAAACAGAAAAAGGGAGGCAGTTGTTATACTAGGTGATATAACTGTAAATATTACATAATGAGTATTACACATCCAAATTTTTTAACTCAAGTTAGAAGTTATGCAGAAGTAGATAGCAACGTACTAACAGATACATTAATAGATCAATTTATTAGAAATACAGAGTTAGATATTGCAGGTAAAGTTGACTATGATGATTTAAGGAAATACGCTACTTCAAACTTTAATGCTAATAAAAGATTTTTACAGATGCCCTCTGGATTTTTATACATAAGGTCGCTGCAAGTGTTTGCTGATTCTAATTTAACATCAGCAAGGACTTTTATGCAGAAAAAGGATACAAGTTTTATAACAGAATTTAATGGTAGCGGGGCGACTGGTCAGCCTAAATATTACGCTAATTGGGATGATGCGTCTGTAGTTGTTGCACCTACACCAGATCAGGCTTATGCAACACAACTTAATTATGTTATTAATCCACCTCATTTTGATAATACTACAAATACTTTTATTTCAACTTATCAGGAGGCATTACTTTTATATGGGGTTTTAGTAGAAACTTTTAGTTACTTAAAAGGACCCATGGATATGTACAATATATACAAAACAAGGTATGATAAGGCCATTGAGGCTTTCTCTTTACAACAAACTGGTAAGAGAAGAAGAGCCGAATACGATGATGGAGTGCCGAGAATTGTAGTACCGTCTCCTTCACCGAATACAAAAAAAATTATATAGGAGAATATTATTATGGCAATAGCACAAGCAGTATGTAATTCATTTAAAAAACAATTACTAGAAGGTGACCACGAATTTCAAAATGGTGGTGACGTATTTAAATTAGCTTTATACAATAGCTCAGCAAACTTATCAGCAGCTACAACAGCTTATCCAGGTGACAGCACGGGCGGTCAAATAGGTAACACAGGTTCTTACGCACAGGGTGGTGGAACTTTGACTGGTCAAGCTACATCTCTTGATACTGGAGTAGCAATAGTTGATTTTGCAGAATTATCTTTTACAGGCGTAACTCTCACAGCTAGAGGAGCACTAATTTATAATACTTCATCAGCAACAACTAATGCGGCAGTAGCAGTATTAGATTTTGGTGGCGATAAGACAGCAACGGCTGGAACTTTTACAATACAGTTCCCTGCATTTAATTCAACAAACGCAATATTAAGAATCAGTTAAGGAGGGTGCATGGCTCTAATCATTAATGATAGGGTTAAAGAAACAAGCACTACTTCTGGACAAGGAACTCTTAGTTTAGCGGGTGCTTCACAGGACTTTGAAACTTTTGTCGATGGTATCGGTGATGGTAAACAAACCTATTATTGTATTGTTGAAACAGGCAATAACTTATTTGAAGTAGGTATTGGAACAGTTACTGATGGCACACCAGATACTCTATCAAGAGATACTGTAATAAGTAATTCATCACAAAGCACATCTAAAGTTAGTTTTACATCTGCAACAAAAGATGTTTTTTGCACTATACCTGCTAAAAGAAC